CCACAATTAAAGGTCGCAATTCCCACGGTTCACTTCCCAATTTTTCACCCTTACCTACGATTCCGCGAGCCATGCACCGATTCAGCCCATTTTTTGCATTATTTACTTGACTTTTGCGCGACACTATAGCAAAGGTAGGTCGATCGAGGGCACTAGGGCCAGAACGACCTGGACTAGACCTCCAAGAACATAAACGCAGAACACTGAAAGAAAGCAGAATAATATGGCTACAGCTAAAACTACCAAAACCGCAGCGACCCCTGCCAAATCCACCGATAATGGCGGCATCGACCTGGCCAAGCTCACTCCTGAACAGCTCCAGGCTCTCCAGAAACAGCTCAAAGAGAAGCGCAAGGAGACTGTCGGCAAGCGGGATGAGCGGTTCTTGATCATCGACACGATGCTCAAAGAAAAGGCCGAAGACGGCAAGGGTTTCCGCTGGACCACTCGTGACATCTGCAACAGGCTGGCAGAGAACAACCTGGTTGACCAGACTGAACCCAAGTGGGACCAGAACGAGATCAAGAAAATCCAGGCTCGCAAGCAGCATCTCGAGAAGCTCACCAACGAGAAAGGCGCTCTGGTTCACCCGAAAGGCACGTTCGGTTACAAGGCGTCGGCCCAGGGTTTCAATCTGACCAACACTCGCATCGTGGAATGGTTCGGCAAGGATGAAAACATCGAGTCCCTGACCGGGGATCAGCGCACCACCATCCTGAAGGCCCTCAGCTAACCAATTCGAAACAGCCCTACCAAGGGCTGTCTGACTCCTTGAGCAAGGGTCACTGACGAGAAAGCTCGATGTAGAACATAGAAAGAACATATGAAGAAACTGTATGACCTCGACCGTAGGCAACTCGTAGAGTTTGCCGAATTCTGCCACACCATATCCCACAATGGGACTACGGTGGACAAGCACACATTCGACCCCTACACTGACCAGCAGCTTAGGGATTACTGTGTTAATAACTGCGTGGCCCATTTCATCTCGGTCTATTTCTAACAGCCATGAAAATGATCCGCGTCCACATAACCAGATCAACTCTGGCATCTGCCAAGAAGGCAGCATATGACCTGATTGAAGAGGCTCTCACGACCACGTTTGCCTCTTTTTCTTTTGGTCAGGGGCATTGGGAGGAACAAGGTCACAAGGTGCGATACATCACACCTACTCTCCGTATCCAGGTCCGTTGCGACGTGAACCCTAAACACATTGACATATGAACACGCGCGCAACTACCGTAGATACTCTGGTAAGCCAGTTCACGGCTCTCTGCTTCATGGCAGACATACCAGTAGAAGAATTGGAAGCACACATCGAGAAGACCATTGCTGGCCTGGACAGGATTGGCTCTGATCGCTCCATCAGGATCGGTATTGTGGCTCAGAAAGCCTACGACCAAGCCAAGGAGCACAGGGACTTCGTCAATTCGGAACCCATGCCAGCTGATGGTGACCGAGAATACCAACGCGACCTGGCCATGCTTTCAGTCTGGCTAGGTATCATCAAGATGGGGTGGATATGATCTGCCTCATCCCTATGCCGTATCTAACCCTCAGTCTCTGCAACTGCGGCCATTGTTCCAACTGGTTCGTCGACATGGACTGGTGCCACATGGGATGGAAGGTTGCCATGGAAGCCACGTTCGGATATAACTAGCAGCCACTAACACACAACATCAGATGCCTCGGGTCTAGTGATCCGGGGCATCTTCATTATCAGAACTATGATTCACTATATTTGGCAGTCTCGCACTAGCCCATCCCGTTTTTGGCTCGCAAAAAATCGCGCAAAATTGGCCCAAGCGGAGTTTTTAGGGGTCGCCCTAGGTCAAACCATAGGCCAAAAAAGTCAGCAACCGTAGCATGAGAAAAGGAACTATATGATCAGAAGAGAGGACATTAAGGTAACTTGGACACAAGGAGCTAATAAGGAGTGGACAGCCCAGGCAACCGTCGAGTTCCAGGCATCCATGCATGTAGCACCACACGTATTAAACAGGCACCCAGATGCCAAGAACTACATCGAGCACGACCTCAAGGAAATGCTTATTCGCAGAGTCTACTCCAATGTCGAGGAGAAGAGAGACCGTCTCATTGATATCATCTGGTCACTGCAGATGGCAGACCCGGCACACATCAAATATGATGTATACATGCAGTTGGCAAAGGGCGAAACCGCAATACACGAACTACTGGCACACAAATGAAGCAGGCCAAGCTAGTCAAACGGTGGGTGGTAGTATCCAGACCCAACAGCAGGTCCGACCTGTTAACCATGAGCTTCTGGCAGTTCTTCGAGGGAGGAGGTAACCAGCTTGTTGCGTCACATGTTCCTATTGGTATACCAGTAGATGAAAGAGCAATGGTTATGACTCTAGAATGGCTGGACCTAGCACAGCTACCATCAGGAGTAGCAGCACTAATGGACATATATGAAACCAATAGAACGACAGCAAAACCGAAAAATAAACGAGGAGATTGAAAAGCATCTCATACTGGACGAACAGGCAAAGCCCAGGTTCACCAGCGAGGAGATACTAGAACATCTTATCGTCCAGTTTCCCTGGTTCAAAGAATCACTGTATCACAAGCACCAGGATTGGATGGAGTCTCGCAAGTATGTGATACTAAAGATACAGCGTATCAACCAGCGTATGCGCAAGGCTGGATACCCTGTTGGACTAAAGGAACAGGCCAGAGGCAAGAAGCCACTGGACCTGGAAAAGGTTGAGCCAGAGACAATCGTCTCCTGGTTTAGAATACAGAAGAACATAGACAAGCTCTCCTGGAATCACAAAGAGGAGATTGTTGGAGCATTAGGAGTGAAACTATGAACGCTAAAGAAGCCAACGCAATGAACTATCTCCGCGAGGAGAACGAACGTCTCAAGGCCCAGGTAGCCGAACTACAGAAGGTGGCCGGCAGTCTGCCTAAGGATATGAACAAGTATCCCTGCGTCATCTACTTTGCATCAGAGGAGGCAAAGGATGAGTTCATTGATCTACTCAAGCAGGCAAAACCAAACCTCACAGTGTCTAGCCTATGAACAAAGAGACGGCTATTATCCACCTGCTCCAGCTAATCCAGGTTTGCAAACACACAGTCCACTGGCAGATAGCAGCGCGTGTTGGATTAGCTTCTCTGTTCATCGACGCTCGCATCACGAGAAAGATACGGGATGAAGTCAGTTCCCTGATCTCAGATGCCACACTATTAAACTATGATCACCTTCTCAGTTAGCTCCGGCAATCGGATAAAATAATTTTGTTTAATGCTTGACTTCGAGCGATTTACGGGGCAAACTCACGCGTATGTTGGCCAGAACACGAAGAACGTATGGAAGACGATCAGCCTAAATTCAATAAGGCGAACCGCCGGATATACACTTTCCTGAAGCGCCCCGACTGCGACCTTGAGCCGCAAGCTCAAGCTATCCTTAATGCTGTCGAGAGGCACACTCCGGTCAACCGTTTCGAGTTAATCAAGACCTTAGCCAGGGTTCTAGAAACCAAGAGCACGGTCTCAAAGGTCTTGAGCTATCACCAAAGGCTACTAGTTCGACTGGGGTGTATCCAGGTCGAGTCTCCTAGCGAGCACCGTGCACGAATCGAACAAGAACGAAGAACTAAGATCATGAGGGCGAAAGCTGTTCGAAATCGGATGGGTGGATGGGGCATATCCACCGATGGTGAAGAACCTGTGGGCCATTACCCCACCGAATTAGACGCAATCAGAATCATCGAACTTAGCCACTTCGATAAGGAACCAAGTGAAACTACAATACCAAGTGGAGGGCCATGGCAGTGATTCAAGCAGAGTCACACTCCTCTACCAGTTTGATCCTGAATGGATTGAAAAGATACAGATAGGTGTTAGAGCAGATCTAATACCATTCAGATTCGAGACAGAGCATTGCCTCTGTAACATCTCCGTCACGTCTAGTCCTGCCAAAGTAACATTCGACTGTTACAATGACAAGATACAGGCGTTTGTCCAGGAAGTCCACACCAAGTGGGAATCCATCCTCACTCCGGCTCTCAAGACCGTAACAGATTTCATGGTGCTATACAGCATCATGGAAGAAAAGCAACAAAGAAAGGAAACATGAAACTACCAAAATGCAGTCTACTGTTAGTGCTGTTGATTCCGTTACTACTGCGTGCGCAGACTCCCAACTGTGGAGGCTTCCTGCTGGCAACCAACGACCCGGTCGGCGGCTACTTCTGGATGAAATATTGGCTTCCACCCATGCCGACTAACGTTACAGTCTACATGCAGTGGACTTACTCGTTCAGTCCATACCTGAGTAACGATACTCCGTGGTCTTATCGGGGCATCCTCCAAGCTGATCCAGTGAACTATACGACGAACTGGTTCTGGCATTACCATGGTAATTATCCTAACGACGACTCACAATTCCGTATGTCCACGAACATCTATGATGATCGCTGGCACATTACTAATGGCTTCACGACTGGTGGAGGTCAGACTGGACCAACTAACCGACCTAGTTCACCATAGCTAATTTCGCGCACTGAATATGGGAACGCTTGTCAGCACCTGTGATAAGTCCGAATCACTATCACGAGGAGACGGAGCAAGCCCTACACAGTGCGCGACATCAGTTATGAACACCAAAGAACCAAATAGAACTATGAAACCAAGAACAAACGCAACGATAGTATATAAGCAACGTGGCGTAAGGGTCAAAGACTCACGCCACGATAAAGTAATAACGGTCGATCCAGAAGACATCAAGCATGCTGTCTGCAAGGATCATCAGCAATGCGTCATCGCTCGGGCCATCAAGAGACAGTGTAATGCCAGGTGGGTAGATGTGGGCTGCGAGATAGTCCTCATAGGAGAGACTGCTAGTCGTGCTCGACGCTATCGACTGAGCCAGATGGCCAGGAAGCAGGTCTACTTCTTTGACACTCACGCTGGTAGGGCAGCACCTTGTAAGGTCTTGCTGCTGGCCATTCCTCCCACCAGGCAGCTTGGATACAAGAGCGGCAAGTGGGTGGAAACGAGGACTAACAGAGTGAAAACCCTCAGGCGTCGACCTCCGACACGGTAATATGAAGCTAACAACTCCAAGACAAAGAGAATTCCTTCGACGACTCGTGGCTGTGTGCGTCGAATACAATATCGGTATTGCAGCCGAACATGGTAGCCTTTACATAGATGGGCTGAAACTGAACAAGATCACCCCGGTAGAGGTTCACGTGCTACACCCTCAAATCCACAAGAATCCAGGAGAACGTTTGTTTTATGGTAATGACAGTCAGAAATCAGTTCGTGATGAGTCCCGACTTCAGGCCAATGCTCGCAGCCAAAATAAAAGAGCTAGGTCTGCTACAGTATCCTCTACTTGCAACACCCAAGGTAGACGGGATAAGGTGCATAACAAGGGAAAAGCAGATATACGATCTGTTCGCAAAGACCAACGTGGAGGCAGTAAGTAGGGTTCTACTGCCCATCCCTAATCTGCACATACAGCAGACTCTGGCCAGCTATAACCTGACTGGCCTTGATGGTGAGATCGTGACCTACACAGACGGACAGATGGACAACTACAACACTGTTCAATCCAAGGTCATGTCGGAAGCCGGCACTCCTGACTTCTACTATCACGTCTTCGATCTCATTGAGCCACGACCCCATTGGGACAGAGTGGCATGGCTCAAGGATGAGATGAAATTTCCGGAGGACACTCGACTCAGGAAACTACTCCCTGTTCTCATACAGGATGAGGCTGCGCTGCTTGCCTACGAGGAGGCAGTCTTATTGCAAGGGTTCGAGGGAGTAATGCTTAGACATGTGGATGGGCCATATAAGTTTGGCCGTTCTACATTCAAGCAACACTGGCTGCTAAAGCTCAAGAGGTTCCAGGATGCTGAGGCAACAGTCATTGGCTTCGAGGAGCTAATGCGTAACCAGAATGAACAAACCAAGAACGCATTAGGTCTATCGGAGAGATCAGACTATCAAGAAAACATGGTGCCAGCAGGCACACTAGGAGCACTCAAAGTAGTCGGGCACAATGGTATACAGTTTAACATTGGGACCGGCTTCGACGATGCCACCAGAGAGGACATATGGCGGAATCAGCAAACCTATCTATACCAAAAGGTAAAATACAAATACCAACCCCATGGCGTCAAGACTGCTCCTCGTTGTCCTGTCTTCCTGGGGTTTCGACCACCAGGAGACCTAGATGCAGGACCATTCGAATCCGAAAATCCAGGAAGATTCGACGATCTCACATCTGGAGCAAATCCAGAAAATGATCCACAATTCTGACTGGACCACCAAACCAAAGCGACTCATACTCAAGAGTCGAATCAAGTATGAAACCTCCGAGCAGCAATCAACACAAGCCAGTGATACTTCTGGACATGGACGGAGTCCTGGCTGACTTCTTCACGGGAGTCTTTAGGCTACACGGTCTGAGCCTGTCTCAGATACCTAACGACTACCCGAAACCGTGGCCATACAAGATAGAGGACTGGGTAGCCAAGCTTCTTGGCTATCCTTACACTACTGAGGACTTATGGGAGGACATTGACTCCACTCATGGCTTCTGGTTCGACCTACCGATGTATCCCTGGGCTGTCGAGTTACTGAACATGTGCCTCGATGTGTCCAAGGGTAACGTCATCGTCTCAACCTCTCCTGGCCTTCACCCCGGCTGCTACGAACAGAAGGTGCGATGGCTTAGGCACAACCTCCCAGCCTTACCTAAGGCTAACATCATGCTTGGCAAGCATAAGTTCATGATGGCCAAGCCGGAGCATCTGCTCATTGACGACTGTGCAGAGAACGTAATCGACTTCATGATGTGTGGTGGCAGTGCGATGCAGTTCCCTCAGAACTGGAACTACTCGTGGGCTGCCGCCAAGGACAGAATGAAGTATGTTAAGGCAGGCCTCGACTTCTACTGGAAGATCGGGTCGCCATCAGGTGAGAAAGTTCTGATCACAGAAGGGATGGTGGCATGAATAAAGAGCAGGAGATAAGAGCGAAGTTCGCTAAAGTCCTGGACTCCGAAGAGCAGGTATCTCCCGAGGGATTCATTGCCCAGGGGCTTGCTGTTCTCTTGAACGGCAAGCCCTCCATACCGGGAGATAATTTCGTATCTGATATAAAGACCTTTCATGAGGCTTTCAATCAGGTGTATGACGGTCCACCCAGAGCGTTACCAGAGGAGTATGCCTGGAGGACGAAATTCATGAGGGAGGAACTCAAGGAATACAATGATGCAGTTAAGGAGGGAGACCTAGTCAAGCAGTTCGATGCTCTCCTCGACCTTGCGTATGTTGTGTTTGGCACACTGTATCTCCAGGGTCTGCCCACCCAGGAAGGATGGGCTGAGATACAGCGGTCAAACATGTCCAAGGAATGCGTGCCGGCAGGAGAGGGTAAATTTGGGGCCACGGTTCACAAGGGCATGACCTATACTCCACCTGATCTGGTTAAGATACTCAAAGCTGCATTCGGTAAGCATGGCGAACATTATGAACCCACCGGTGATCGTTGAAGGACCGGACTGTTGTGGGAAGACCACACTGTCTCGACATCTGGCCCAGAAGTATGGCTGGATATACTGGCATTGCACGGCGTCCAAGGCTCTATTTCCTGGACTAGCTGACTATCACGAGAACATCTTGGACAACATTCAAGAATCAGAACAGACCTTTGTGCTCGATCGCTTCTGGCCATCAGAAGTAGCCTATGGTAGCTGGCTGCTGCGACCTAGAAACAACTATACACTTAGGGCTGCTATCATCCACGAAGCTCTGGCTAGGGTGGGTGGGCTGTATGTGTTCTGCTTTTCAGCGAAGGGATGGGACCGGTATCGTGCAGGACACGAAGACCCGGCTCATGCTCTTAGTAAGGACCAGTATTACCAAGTGTATGCTAACTACAAGAACCTGTTTCAGGAGTTAGACTACAACAAGGTGCTACTCTATAACCTCGACACTGACGGACAAGACCTCGACAAGGCATGCGAAAGGATATATGAACATCTCTGGAAGCCCGCTGAACGATGTGTGGGTTAGAATGCTGGATCTCCTGACCAAGCTTGGCCATCGTGTCGAGCCACGGGGCAATGCTACCACTGAGATACTAGGCATGTCTACATGTATTGAGATGAAGCAGCCTATACTCACAGTCGAGCGTCGAAACGTCAGCTACAGGTTCATGTTTGCTGAGGCATACTGGATACTAACAGGCAGCAACAAGCTATCTGAATTGGAGAAGTATGCACCCAGCTACGCGGCATACTCTGATGATGGGGTAACCCTGGCAGGAGCTTATGGGCCTAACGTAGTAGATCAGTTTGGCTACGTAGTCGATACCCTGGTGAACGACCTCAGCAGCCGGCAGGCAGTAATGACCTGCTGGAACAGGAAACCTCAGCCGTCCAAGGATATACCCTGCACCCTATCTACTCAGTTCATAGTCAGGGATGGCTTCTTGCATGTGATTCACAACATGCGTAGCTCTGACATCTGGCTAGGGTATCCCTACGACGTATTCAGTTTTGTGATGGTGGCCGTCTGCATAGCCATCCGGCTGAACAGAAGGGCTAGACCAGTCAAGCTAGGTGTGTTCATGATGTCTGCTGGTAGTCAGCATCTGTATCTGAAGAACCTACAGGCAGCATCCATGACTCTGAAAGACCCTGAACCAGCTTGGCAGTGCCCCATCCTGGACCCAGCAGAGTGGGATGAGACTACAGAGCTGATCGATGATCTTCGGATCATGAGGGACTACCCAGACTACGGTAGCAGTATGATAAAGTCACGTTTCTTTAAGGCTGTATATGCTCATCTCACTCGATAGTCAGTCGAAATACATGGATCGGGCGAAGAAGTTTGCCGACAACTTCTCATCTGATCCATACATGAAAGTTGCCTGTATAGCTCTCGACTGGAGAGGAGAGTTTATGGCCAGTGGATTCAACCGAACCAAGACTGTGGACGAAGCATTCTGGTATGACAGAGACGCCAGGAGAAAGTTCATGATCCATGCAGAGGTGGACCTGGCTATAAATCTAAGAGGCAGGTTGGCCAGAGCCGTAGTTATCACTTTGTTTCCATGCGTTCACTGTATGACCATCCTCGGTAGGCTGGACATTAGGGAGCTATACTTCGAGAAGAAGTATGATAAGGACAAGGATGCCTTCGAGGTAGCCAAGTTCTATGGCATCGAGGTATACCAGGTGCCTGACAAGGATGGGGTTTTATACAACTTCGAATGAGCGGAATCAATCTAGTTCTCTTTGAGCCAGAAGCCACCTGGAAACCCAGGCTGGACTTCCCTGCTATGACTGGCGTGAAGAGAGTCTGTATTGATCTAGAAACCAAAGACCCGAATCTTACTGATCTGGGACCAGGGTCAATACGACGGGATGGCTACCCTGTAGGTATCGGATTTGCTACCGATACCGGCTTCAAAGCCTACTATCCTATCGCACACGAGATGGGTGGTAATGTCCCTAGGGGGCCAGTCATTCAATTCTTCACGGACGTTCTGGCAAGGCACGACCTGGAGGTAGTTGGGCATCATCTCGACTACGACCTTGAATGGCTGGCCTTCCTTGGAATACGTGTGGCCGGCAGACTCAGGGATACCGGCATTGCAGAGGCTTTATTGGATGAGGAGTCTCCCTATGGCTACGACCTGAATGGCCTAGCTAAGAAGTGGCTGGGCCTACAGAAGGATGAGAGCCTACTCAAGGAGGCAGCATCAGCCTACGGCACGGACCCAAAGACTGGACTATGGATGCTCCACTCGAAGTATGTGGGCAGCTATGGGGAGACTGACCCTAAGCTAACCCTTGATATCTACGAGAAGCAACTGGTGGAGCTTAAGAGGCAGGGGCTGGAGAAGATACACGACCTCGAATCTGATCTTATTGAAATCATCCTGGCCATGCGGCTACAGGGAGTCCGTGTTGATCTTGAGAAGGCGTCTCTGCTGTCGAAGGAACTCAAGAAGGAGGAAGACAAACTATACAATGCTCTTCGCAAGTCTGTTGGCTTTACTCTGGACGTATGGTCGAACAAGAGTATCGAGAGAGCATGTAGCCTTCTAAACCTCCCGGTGCCGAGGACACTCAAGGGAAACCCGTCTTTCGACAAGGTGTTCCTGGCTAACAGTGATCATAAGTTCTTCAAGCAGATCAGAGAGGTCAGGAACATCAACAGACTGCGCACCCTTTTCATAGATGATCTAATCTTCAAGTATCACGTCAATGGCAGGATACATGCTGAGTTCCAGCAGCTAAGGTGGGAGGAAGGTGGGACCAGGTCTGGTAGGTTTGCCTCTAGTAATCCCAACCTCCAGCAGATTCCATCCAGGGACAAGGTTATTGCGCCTAAGATTAGGTCACTGTTCCTGCCTAATGAGGGAGAGCTATGGGGCAAGCTTGACTACTCTCAGCAGGAGCCACGAATACTGACTCACTTTGCCTACATCATGAAGTTCCAGGGAGCATCAAAGATGAGGGATGCTTACCTTAATGACAAGACCACAGATTTCTACAAGCTGGTTAGTGCTGAAGCAAACCTTGAGAGGATTCCAGCCAAGGTAGTCAGCCTGGGCCTTATGTATGGCGAGGGTAAAGAGAAGCTGGCCAGAGACTTAGGTGTGTCTGTGGACAGAGCCATGCAGATCAAAGAGACTTTCAGTAATGCAAATCCATTCATAGCAATGATGGCGGAGTTAGCCATGGCTAGGGCAGAGAACAATGGATACATCAAGACCATCCTGGGAAGACGTCGAAGGTTCGACCTGTGGGAACCTAAGTGGGGCAGGAATAGCGAGTATGAGCCACCTCTGCCCATGGAGGCAGCACACGGCAAGTGGGAAGGCAAGGTGCCTCTCAAGCGTGCCTACACCTACAAGGCTCTCAATGCTCTAATCCAAGGTTCCGCTGCTGATATGACCAAGGCTGCTATGGTCCTGGTTTACAAGGAGATGGGTAAGATTCCCCTCCTTACAGTCCATGACGAGCTAGATTACTCCATCGGAGGGGAGAAGGATGCAGCCCTTATCCAGTTCAGAATGGAGAACTGTGTCAATTTAACCATCCCTATCAACGCCGAACCATACATAGGTAAACACTGGAAATGAGACCCGAGCAACGATTCTGGCAGTGGCTACGGCCATACATTCCTGGCGACGTAGTCAGGATAGAGAACACCGTGAGTAACGGTTTCCCCGACGTTAACATTTGTCTTAATGGTATTGAGACCTGGCTAGAGCTTAAGGTCTTTGAGGATTTCTTCAAGGTTAGGAAGGAGCAGAATGTGTGGGGTCGACGCCGTAGCAATGCTGGAGGCAGAGTCTTCGTGGTGATAGAGATGCCTAAGCCCAGGATGGTTGTCATATTCAAGCATCCGTTACAGACAGAGAAGCTGAACTCGGAGTATCAACGATTAACAGGAGACCCGTCTAAGGTCTTCGGCAAGAAAGATATCAAAGAAATAGTAGAATATTTGACCCTATGAAGTCACGAGTATACGTGGTTCAAGAGACAGATCATAACCTGCATCCCGCCAAAGAGTTCGGTGACCTGTTCGTGGTGTTTACCAGGGATGATCTTCAACGTGGGCATGAGCATATGATTGATAAGCTCAGTCGAGTCATGACCAAGATTCAACCATGGGATTTCATCCTGCCAATAGGTGATCCCGTAGCTATCGGTTTGGCCATCACCGTAGCTCTCAAGAAGACTGATGGTAAGATCAGTGTTCTTAAGTGGAACAAGCAAAGATGGAAGTATGATCAGGAGGACATCTCCGTCAAGTTATGAGTAAAGAACTATCAGACCTAAAGGTGCTGGTTCAGCACATGCAGAAGCTCGGAGCCTTAGCTGCTGAAGCTGAGGCTGACTACAAGGCCAAGAAAGCAGAGTATGAATTCTTCAGGGACGACATCATACCTGAGTTCCTGGTAAGCCTGGGTCTCCAGGAAGTTACCCTCGACACTGGTGAAACAGTGATGCTAGCCACCAAGTATTTCGGTAACATATCAGAGGCTAGATCGAAGCTAGCTCATCAGTGGCTCCGTCAGAATGGCGAGGGAGCACTAATCAAGACCGCGGTCAACATGGCCTTCGGTCCCAGCCAGGAGGATCAGGTTGATCTTAAGGTTCTGAAGCAATACTTGGGAGACCTGTCAATCGATTACCAGGAGAAAGAGGCAGTCCATTCTCAAACCCTCAAAGCCTTCATCAAACGTATGATGGAGGAAGGGAAGAATTTTCCATATGATCTCTTTGGCGTTTACGTAGCCACGGAGACCCATGTGGAGAAGTAAACAATACAACACTAATACTAGTTATGAAGAAGACACGCACTACTCCAGCTAGTGAGCCTGCTGAAGATCCGAAGGCTCGTCAACAAGCCCATAATGCTGAAAGCGAAGGCATCAATTGGGGTGAACAGGGAGGAGCAACCGGGTTTGAAGGCACTCGTGCCGAAGACCTGGGGATACCGTTCCTAGTTCTGCTTCAGAAGGGTTCTCCTGAGGTGGACGAAGATCACCCTGACTATCCTACACGACAGATTGATGGGGCCAAGTCAGGCATGGTTATCAATTCCCTCACGAGGGAAATCGTCTATGACAAGGGGGACGACAGTTCTCTTTTGGTGATACCCGTGTTTCATCAGAGGCTCTGGCAGGAGTGGAGACCGCGGACTCAAGGTGGAGGGTTTGTTCAATCCCACCCGTCCCCGGTCATTCTGACAAAGACCAAGCGGAATGACAAGAATCAGGACATCTTGCCTAACGGCAACGAGATCAAGACGACCTCTTACTTCTCGGTTCTGATGCTCGTAGACGGCAACACTGACGTCAATCATGAGGATGAATCGAAGCGTCCTGCACGCTGCATCATCCCCATGACCTCTACTCAGTTGAAGAAGGCACGGACGTGGCTCAACATGATGCAGGCTATCAAGATTGGTGGCAAGACCCCACCGATGTATAGCCACATCTACCGGCTGACCACAGTGCCTGAGAGCAACGAGAAGGGCAACTGGCAAGGTTGGAAGGTCGAGATCGAGCGAGTGCTCACGATGAGTGACCTCCATCTGGCTGAGACTGCCAAGCAGTTGACAGGCGAGATGGCCAACAATACCAAGCTCCTTACTGCACCACCGCCGGAGGAACATGGCGGCAGTGAGGATCAAATGCCTGGGGATGAAGACGCGGATGCCCATGCCGCTCGGAGGCGTTGATTCAAGAGCACGGATGGCTCCAAAGGGGGCCATCCCTCTCTTTAATGAACCCATACACCCCCACCCTGTTAACCCTATTCGAAGGTAACAAAGAAGCTTATGGGAAATTCCACTACAGTGAGCAAGTAAGAGACGATGGCAAGGTCAAAGGCCACGGAATAACCGTAAGAAAACCTGTAACTCCTTCATTATGGGACGATCACCTAGCTGGCAAGACCCAGCTAGGAATCATTCCTATTAACCCTGAGAACCAATGCAAGTTTGGAGCCATAGACATAGATGACTATAACGTAGATCGTAAGCTAATATCTGAAAGGATATACAAGCTCAGACTCCCTCTGGTTCAGTTCAGATCGAAGTCTGGTGGTGCCCATCTGTTCCTGTTTCTGAAGGACTATGCCTCTGCCGCACTGATGCAGCGCCGGCTGAAGGAGTTTGCTTCCATCGTGGGCTACGGCAACTCAGAGATATTCCCTAAGCAGACACGCATTCTGAAGGAGCGAGGAGACGTAGGCCAGTGGATTAATATGCCCTACTTCGATGCTGTCAACACTCAGAGATTTGCCATCAGAGCAGAGGATAATGAGGAGATGAACCTTGGAGAGTTCATCAACTACGTAGACACTAGAACTATCACTGCTCAGGAACTCAAGGACTACAAGATAGGGGTGTCAGAAGAGGAGCTACCCCACGGCCCACCTTGCCTACAGATACTGGTGCAGCAAGGATTCCCAGAGGGAACAAGAAACCAAGGTCTATTTGCTCTTGGCGTCTACGCACAGAAGGCAAACCCGGACAAATGGAAAGAGGTTCTCGAGACCTACAACTCTAGCTACATGAAGCCACAGCTATCACCTAAAGAGGTGCTAACTGTAATCGGATCATTAGCCAAGAAAGAGTATAATTACCCGTGTAAGAAGCAACCCATCTGTAGCTATTGCAATGCGTCATTATGTAGAACCAGGAAGTATGGTGTGGGGGAGGCTGGCTCTGGTATGCCGGTCTTAGGCAGCTTGACCAAGCTCGACAGTGATCCTCCCATCTGGTTCATTGACGTGGAGGACACCAACACAACTAAGCGTATCGAGTTAACTACCGACGATCTTGCTAGCCCAATGCTCTTCCAGAAGCTCTGTATGAGGACAATCAACATCATGCCACCCATCATGAAGAGGGAGATGTGGCAGTCTATCGTCTCAGAACTCCTGGCCACAGTCAATGTAATACCTGTCCCGATCGAGTCTACACCTAAGGGACAACTGATGCAGCATCTACAAGACTTCTGCACACAGAGAGTTGGAGGAGAGGATGCTGAGTGTCTGCATCGTGGGCTGGTATATAATCACGAGGGCTACCATTACTTCAGACTACAAGACTTCGTGGACTACCTTGACCGTAAACGATTCATAGCTTTCCGTATCCATCAGATTCATTCAATATTCAAGGACAATGATGTAAAGCACAAAGGCATTCACATGACCAAGGGTAGGTATCTGAATGTCTACTTTGTCAAAGCCTTCACTACTGACGTAGATAAGTTCGAACCGCCGCCCCAGACAGGAGACATACCATTCTAGAACATATGAAACAAGAGACCCTAACTAAGATCGTATTGGGACCGCCAGGAACAGGGAAGACAACTCACCTGCTTGGCAAGGTCATGCAGCACCTAAAGGATGGGATACAAGCTCAGGAGATATGCTATGTATCCTTCACCAGGAAGGCAGCTAATGAAGCCAGAGACAGAGCCAAGAGGGAATTCAAGCTCTCTGACAACAAGCTGCAATACTTCAGGACAATCCACAGTCTGGCCTTCCATTTCCATGGGCTAGAGACTAGTCACGTGATGGGGTGGTCAGACTACATCACTCTCTGTAAGATGCTGGGTCTGACGATCTCCTCCATGAAGCTAGACGTGGATGGGTTCATGAACTACCACACCAAGGGAGACCGGCTGCTGTTCCTAGAGAACCTGGCCAGGAGCACAAAGAAGTCTCTGTCTGACGTGTGCGCCATGCATCCTAATGACGACATTGACATGAGGGAGCTAGTGCTGCTGTCCACCACTTTGACAGAGTATAAGAGGGTTAATCACAAGTATGACTTCACCGACATGATCCTTAACTTCATTGAGAAGGACGTAGCGCCTGATATTCAGGTTCTCCTGGTTGACGAGGGTCAAGACTTATCTCCTATCCAGTGGGATATGATTGGTATACTCAAGCGTAAGGCTCGGTTAATGTATATTGCCGGGGATGACGACCAAGCTATCTACTCCTGGGCAGGTGCAGACGTCAAGCAATTCCAACAGCAACAGGGTAAGGTCGAAGTCCTGACTCAGAGCTACCGAGTTCCTGTCCACCAGCACAGGCTGGCAGAGAAGGTTGTGCAGAGAATTAAGACTAGAGCGGTCAAGTCATACATACCCAAGAAGGAGCCTGGTGAAGTTCAGTTCATTACTGAGGTCTCTCACATAGACATGGGTAAGGAAACAGGCACATGGCTGCTGTTAGCCAGGAACGTGTATCTGCTAGGAGACTATGACCGATACTGCGTGTCCCAGGGATACTACTTTGAAAGTCGATATGGCTCTGCAATTGATCTCAATGTGGGTATGGCTATTAAGTATTGGGAGGCTTTGAGGAAAGGCGAGAAGATTCCAGCGTCGATGGCTAAGATCATCTACCAGTATATGTCCTCCAAGAAGATGATCATATGGGGCAGCAAGAAGATTCTAGACCAGGTGCCTGATGACCAGTATGTCGATATGTTCTCGCTGGGAACTAAGTATGGTTTGAAGGCCACTGAGAACTGGCTGACCTCCTTGGATATGATCAGCGATAAGGACAAGGCTTACTTCAGAATGCTGCTGCAAAAAGGCGAGGACATCAGACAGGAGCCTCGCATTAAGATCAACACCATCCACGGAGTCAAGGGAGGAGAAGCTGACAATGTGGTCCTCATGACTGACATGGCTCAGAGAACATTCAATGAGTTCACGAATAATGAGGATGACGAGTGCCGGGTTTGGTATGTAGCCATCACTAGGTCGCGCCATCGCCTATATATTGTTCACCCTAAAACTCCGTATTTCTTTAATATTTCGCAGTGACATACGAGACTCCGCCAAAACCGGCCTAAAACGTGCGCCGCAAATGGGTCAAAAAACGGTTTTGATTGGTCGCGAGGGTCAAAGTATAGGACAGAAAAATCAGCAAATCTTATGTTAACAAACCCAACTAAGCTACCCAAGTTTGAACCTAAGCACAAACCATTCGCCCACCAGGTTGAAGCTCTAGACCAGAGTAAGGACGAGAAGTATCATGCTCTGCTAATGGAGATGGGACTGGGCAAAAGCAAGGTCACCATTGATAACATGGTGTATCTGTTTCTGAAACAAGAGATAGATGGAGTCTTGATCACGGCTCCCAAGTCAGCATACCTTAACTGGTTTACTGACGAGATACCTGCTCACATGCCTGACTGGATGCCATACAGGATTGCATATTGGGACTCAGGGTGGTCCACACTGGAGCGTCGGATTGCAGAGAATCTGCTAACTCCGAAGGATGATGTGCTTGATATATTCCTGATCAACATAGAAGCTCTTACCCTGGATAGGGCTGTGGCCTTCGCAGAACAGTTTGTCAAGATGCACTATACCATGTGCGTGGTTGACGAGTCTACGTGCATCAAGAACCATAAGGCCAAGAGAACCAAGGCCATCACCAGGATAGGGTGGTGGTGTGAATACCGGAGGATACTGAGTGGTGCTCCGCTTAGCAATGGACCACTTGACATCTTTGCACAGTCGGAGTTCCTACAGCAAGGTCTCCTGGGATTCACCAGCTTTCAGTCCTTCAAGTGCTATCATGCGTCAACCAGGGTTATTACCCTGGGGACGCGCAGATATGAGAAGATAGAGAAGTATCTCTGCCTTGATGAACTAAAGGAGAAGATCTCGAAGTTCTCCTACCGGAAGACTAAGGTGGAGTGCCTGGACCTACCGGAGAAGATATTCGAAACCAGGTATATCCAGCACACTGATGAACAAGCCCAGATATACGAACAGCTTAAGGAAGAGGCGATGGTGGAATTCAGCCAGAAGTCGATGATAAGCTCGACCTCTGCCTTAACCACCTTGATGAAGCTTCACCAGATTAACTGCGGGCATGTCCACGATGATGCCGGCAGTCTGGTGTCGATACCCAACAGACGTATATCCACCCTGATGGAGATTATCGAGGAGATTGGGTATGACCAGAAGGTGATTATCTGGGCGCACTTCAAGGAGGACATCAGGCAGATTTGCAGGACACTGAGTGAGGAGTTTGGGGAAGATAGTGTGGTTCATTACTATGGGGATACGACCAATGAGCAGAGAAACGAACACCGGCTGAGGTTCAACACAGATCCCAAGTGCAAGTATTTTGTCTCTAACGTCACTGGTAGTAAGGCACTTACTCTGATTCAGGCTGCATACGCTATCTACTACTCTTACAGCTACTCCCTGGAAACCTGGCTACAGTCTCAAGACCGGAACCACCGCATAGGTCAGACCAGAAACGTTACCTACATCTCGATCGTGATTCCCAAGACGGTGGATGAGTATGTAATGAAAAGCCTCACCAGCAAGAAGAACATTGCTGATGAGGTGTTGGATAACTGGCGTCTGATGTTCTAAAACGTAGGCGCTGGCCCAGTCACAATCCTGAGGAACACTGTCGGTGGTAAGCCGACGGTGTTGTTTATTGTTACTCCAAAGGACTGCTCTCCACCATCTGACATTGCCCCAGATAAGAAGCTCCAGTTGACCAGATTACTGGTCCATTGGAGTCCATAGAACTGGTTTGAATTGGCATGATACAGAATGGTGAGGACACTATTGGTTATGAACCAGCGTGAGGCAGATACTCCGGTAGGCTCTGGTATCACTGCATTAGTTGAGACAACCGTGATACTTGCCACTGGAGGCAGGTTATCATCCTGAATCTGTGCCGAGTTCAGTCGAAGTCCTGGAGGTGGTGGCGGAGGCTGGGACGGTAGATAGCGTCGAGGCTTAACTACCGTCCTCTGTCCGGTGCTCACGCATCCAGAGAGCAGAACCAATAAGAGTAGGAGGTATCTCACTGGGTGAGTCCTTTGACCTTATTGATGATCTCTGTGGCATCATCTATGGCCCGAGACTTGGAGATGACCGCCAGAAGATCTCTGATCTCCTGAATGGTTCCAAGCTTCTCTTGGTGCTTCTCGAGATAAGAGACTACCGCTGGCATTAGCTGTTGGCCTTGCGGAGTTTGCTTAAGGACGTTAAGTATAGTCTCCGTAGTCTCCACTAGCCCACCAGTAGCCAGAGTCATATGGTCAGCTTCTCCTGACAGTGCTCTGTTCCTCATCTTAAGGTAGATGCTATACGCTCCTGTTATGGATGCAGCAACTAAGCCACCTACGCCAAACAGGTCGCCTATAATCTGGCCTAGGCCCTTAACTGCCTCGATCTTAGCCCCAGGGACAAGCTGCTGTATGGTTACCTTCTGAGTTTCCCAGACCGGGGTGGGTATTGGCACCTCGACAAAGTTGGTAACAAGCACAGGCTTGGGAACATTGAACTCGTTGGTGACCCACTTGAAGTCAATGTTTAGGTTTGTTACCGTTACGTAGTTAGTCTTCACGACGACTCGTTCCACAACTGAATTCGAGACATCGAAGAAGTGTTTCTCAGCCGTGGTTGGTGGGGCCGCGGCTTCTGGGCTGAATAGTTGACAGCCACAGAGGACGATTAGCATTAGTGGTAGTATGGTCTTTCTGATCATGGTTCCTTTCATGGTTTGGTTACTCGCGCGAAGTCGATTTCCATTCGAACCAGTCTCGCGCGAAAGTCTAGATGCTCCTGCTCCATGCGTCGATAGTTCTGAGCCATCACTTCGAGTTGATACTGGATCTCCTGGCGAGGCATCATTGCTTCCAGTCTGCGATCGACTGCATCAATGCTTCGCTTCAGGGTCCAGCCCAGTAGTGTAGACATTACAGTCAACACTAAGAGCAGCAGTGAGTTTAGGTTTACCTTTCGATCCATGCTCAGGTTCATGTTAGGGAACTTGATGCCACCACTCAACGGACCAGGTTATCGGATGACCTGCCATGCCGGAGGCTGCTCCGTTCACTGCCATCTTCAGCGTCCAGTAGTTCCGGTCTCCTGCCGGTAGAGCTATGAACGTGTTACCAGAGTTGGTGGTGCAGGCAGTGTTACCCACCATAGTGCAGGTTAGAGCAGAGTCTACTAACGCTGATATGGCCGTTGCGCTTCCGTCGATCGTATTGGTCTGTATGGTGAATACGATGTTAGTGGTGCTTGGGAACGTGTTAGTTCGCATCACCCACAGGTTGCTCAAGTATCCACCATTGAAGTTAAGCTGGATACGCTGGTCACCACTCGAAGTAGGGGTAGCGAATCCTGCTGGTGCCGCCCAGTTATTGCCGCTAGCCAGGGACACTGAGGTTAGCGCGCCGCCTTGGATTATGTTCTTGACCCAGCGAACACCGAGATAGTTGGTCTCGGCCCAGGTCGTACTTCCCGGCGTGCTGGTTAGGACGTATGGGACGTGATTCGATGTCACGATAGCTATTCCGCCCCTGGAATTGGCCACGGTAGGCCAAGTAGCCGGATTGTTGGAATCACACATTAGCACGGTATTTCCAAACAACCTGGACATTTCCACTGGTGATCCTGCTCCATCCTTATAGAACAGTAGACCAGTGTTTGCCTGACCTTGGTCGCCAGTGATCTTAAGCAGACCTGTCACTGCATTCTCACGGACGAATTTGTAGTTAGCTCCGTCATACAGCACCAGGGAGTTGACGTTCTTTCCTACGGCCAATGCTGCGTCTGCCAGAGGAGAGACTCCAATACCTACGGGTCCGTTTGGAGACATCTGGATTGAGTTAGTGTTGTTGACTCGAATGAAGCCAGTGCCTCCACCACCTGCTCCACCAGTCCCATCGTATACTAGACTGATACGATTGGTGCCGGCGGAACTACCCTGGGATGGGACGATCTTGACCAGGAATGAATCCAAGGCCGGGATAGTCAGGGTCATCGAGTTCGTGTAGGTGCCGATAGGTTGATTGGTCCAGATTTCAGTTACTGCACAAACCATGTTGGTAGGGATAGCTAGGTTTGTGAAGTAGACAGTAAGGTTGGTGGAGATTGTCCCCACGTTAGCCATCCAGACTAGATGCGATCCATCCTTCATGAACTTGGATATAACATGGTTGGTAGCATCCATGCGATGAATGATAGGAGGTCTCTCGTCATCCACGTCTTGCCATACGTCAACGAACAGATTGTTGGTAAGCAGTAATCCAAAGCCAGCAGTAGTGGTGTAGTCATACCCTGTGGTCTGACCGCCGGTGAACCACATGTTGGCCTTAGTTACTGCTAATCCACCAAACCATCCCTTCCAGGTTTTATATGTCTCATCCCCTGGGGACAGGCCGTCAGTAGATGGTGACCAGAAGCATCTACCAAAGTGGTTGCTAAGGAATTGAGCTTGGAAGCTTATCTGTGCCATCAGATAGCCCATCGCAAATGATGCAGGGACAAATGGGTCTGCTCCATTGGACTCCACAAACAGATGGTTTAGGCTCATCCCTAGATGTGGTGGCCACGGTTTATTAGGTGTGCCTGCCATCATCCCTACGATCATACCGTGTGGTGACTTACCTACAGGCACCCCTACAGATGGATACCACATGTTCCACTGAGCATCGAGCCTCAGCTGACCTGCCTGTCCTGGCGCGAAGTATGGCGCTCGAGAAGCATCAGTTACGATACGAGCCATTTGATCAAACTCACCTATGCCTACCACCTCAGGGTTCTCTTGAATACAGATACCTCTGAATCCGTTTAGGTATAGCAAGCTAATATCCTGATGGATAGAGTCAATCGTTAGGGCTGGCTGGAACTCATTAGCCCCGAATGGATTGGCTCCCCCGCCGGGATACTCCCAGAATAGTGGGGCGTTGTTCAGAGGGTCCATGTCAATCTCTCCTGGGCCATCGGAGTCAGCCCAATTAGTCGGAGATGCGACACGGTTCAATCCATACATCATGATCCACATTTCCAAATAATTGGTATTGAGGAATGATGCTACGTTGGTCATACCATACGTATTGTGCAGTAGAGTAGGGAACCTGGTATTATTCCACTGTAGCTGCTGGTTAGCATCACGGTGGGTGGCAAGCAAACCATTCTCGAGAATGTAGGCCATGTTGACATTCCTGGACTGCATGTAGGCTAGGTATCCGTTGGTCTTGAATGCTGCTACACCATTGGATACTGTGACCCATGTGCAGTTTACCAGATTATTGCCAGTGCCAATATCCCTGGTAGATAGAACCATGAATGGACGCTGCATATTGACCCATACCTCGCCTGATCGAGGAGGAAGGTCAGCCAAGGCCGAGCCACCGCCACCGATCTGATTGAAGTATACATCCGCCGCCGCTCCTGTTCTACGGAACCCAGGCAGGTAGGTTGCTGTTTGTCCAGGAAGCTTATTGCCGCTGGGGTAGTTGTGCCATGCTCCACGTGGCCCGAGCCAGTTATTGCCACCACTGTCCTTCGCGCCAAAGTAAATGTATGGCTGACGGTTAGTTCCATACAGCCCGATACCGTGAGCACCACCACCTTGAACGATCATCTCATCGAAGGGGACACCGATACCTGACTTGCCTGGAGTAACTACCCCAAGGTTCAGGTCAGGGTCATCGAAGCCACCACCGTGTCCCTTGATGACTAAGGAGTTGTCGACCTTTAGGTCTTTACCGAATCCGTTTGTTCCTCTGAGAGCAACAGGCTCAGCAGCCATAGCTCCCAGACCGATAAGTAGCAGTAGTGTAGTTAGTAGGTTTCTCATATGATTAGATCAGTCGGACCCAGCCAGTGTTCCCAACACCAGTCTCCTTGATGTAAAGAGCCTTGGCCGTTGCGTCGTATCTGAAGACCCCAGGGTTAGCTGAAATAACACCCTCAGGGTCACCAGGTGCTACTGTGATCTCTGACGAGCCAGAGGACAGAGGGATACCGTCGGCATCTGTTCTAAGACCATCGGCGTTGATGTAGATGCCGCCATCAAGACGCTTTAGTGTTGTGCTTATAGGCATATTAGTTGTGTATTTCCTCGTTGACGTCGCTTGGTGCGAGCCAATAGTCTTGGTTGAACTCCTGTTTGTGTTTCAGTTCCCGCTCCCTGAGTGTTCCTGGGTCAAGCATCTCTTGAATATTGAACCACACCAGGTGGTCCAGAGCAGGCTTGATGTAGAACAGGTTCACCCAAGGTAGATTCCTATGTAAGAACTCAACAGCATCCTTCGCCTTGGCTTCACCGCGTATAGCCTGTGAAGCCAAGGCCGATGCCTTTATTAACTCACTGGTTGCCGGGCCTCCCAATTGGGAAATAATGTTGTCGTAACCTGTATCAAATTCTCTCAGTATCAGGTCACCCATGATGCTAGCCGAGTTACCTCGAAGGAATGAGTCCTTGAGGATCTTCAAAGAGGCATCAGTGTCGATGTCACCGTAGCTATTGGTAAACTTGCGAGGGTTCTTACCCTGGAGTAGCTCGTCAATGGTGAGTGACAAATAGCCAGCAATGGTAGACAGAGCAATCAACTGAGTGGTGTGAAAGTTGCTGTTCTTCTCTGCCTTGATCCAGTCCAAGAATGTTCTGGCTCCGTTGCCATGCATCTCCCGTTCCATGATCTTCGTGTAGACCGTAATAGGGAAGGTCTTGAACATCATTACTAGACGTGCTACTGAGCCAGCTAACGTGCCTGATTGTGTCCCAAACGTGGCCAACCTATGCTCACGACTACCGGGCATGAGCACTCCTTCATCACGTTGAGCAATCAACCAGGCACGAAATTTTCCTTCTAGCTGGTCTCTCACTCTTGCACGGTTCTGTGTAGTAGGCTTGAGTCCTCGATCTGTGACCAGTCCGTCAATCACTTCATCTGGTATCAAGGCAAACCTGTCTGGAGTGATCCAGATGTCATGGCCGTGCATGCCATCTTTGATCTGCCCATTACTATCTACAGAGTAAACAGTGCTTCTCCAGGCATCCCACTCCTTAGAAGAGATGTCATACGTCCTAAACATCTGCTTCATCTGAGGGATAAGCTCATCAAAGGTGCGGTCTGCCATTGCTCCAATGTGCCTGGGTAGGGCACCCACGATGGCATCTGTTCCGATATCATCCATCCAGTTAATACCGGTCAGGTTAAAGAAATGCTTCTGAGAGTTGAAGATGGCTGTAGGCACACCTGACTCAGAGCCGGTAGAGAACCGAGTATTAACCGCATTGATGAAGGACTTGATCTCCCCACCCAGCATCATGAGCCTGAGGCGTTCATCCTTGTTAGATGGCTTGGTAAGCTTCAGCGCCTTACCTAAGGCATCCAGGCCACGTATACCGTTTCGAGTCAATACCGACTGAATCAATGCTTTATCAGGCAAAGCGAAGAACAGTAGCTTACCCAGCTTCGCTTGGGAGAGCAGGGATATTACAGACGCTGTTACCGTCTGCATTGTCGGATTCTCTGGTATGTTGATGCTACGATCGAGATAGCTGAGAGCCGACATAATCCGATGCCTGCCGGCTTGAAGATCTCGCATCTTCTTCTCATCCCCTTGACGGTTGTAAAGATACTCCGTCTTCTTCATGTGGTTCTCGAGAGTTCCACGTGGATTCGGTCCAAGTTGCTGCATCAGAGCAATGTTAGTTGCGGCATGTTCTAGCTCGACAATGAATCCCTTGGACAGAGGCTCAGGGGAGAACATCTGATGGGCAGCAAAGGCAGAGGCACCATCCTTGAAGTGAAAGAGACGCTGGGCAGAAGCCTTCTTAGCAAGTGATCCTGCCTTGAAGAAGTTGACGTTGATCTCTGCCCCATCAGCCGACTGCATATGACCATGACGCTTACCGTTCATGATACCGTCGAAAGCTCCACGGAGGAACAGCATCTTGTCCTCATCCTTGAACGTTCTCTCGTGGTCAAGGAGAGGCATGATGAAGTCAGCCCACTGCTGAAAGGTTTGATCGTATTCGTCAGGAGTCAGATAGCGCTGGAAATTGAGCTTCTTCTTGAACCTCTCAGGACCGAAATTCTTCTTGATCAGATTGATGCTGTAGGTCTGACGCTTGACATGCTCAGGAAGGAAGTGAATGTAGGAACCCCACAGGTTCTGTCGAATCACAGCATCCTGCTTAAGAGCAGTCATGATATCCCTGATGGCCTTAGCGTCAGCAGAGCCGGAACTTCCTGGCTCATAGAATTCCATAAAGATCTCTTTCGTCAAGAGATCCTTCCTGAAGACATCGAGGAGGTTGGCTTTGGAGAGTCTGGCCTTAAGCTCACCCAGATATTTAGCCTTGTATCCTTCAACTAGAGCATTAACACCCTTGCCAGCCCCTTCCATGTCTCCTCGACGAGAGTCATCCAGATATGCTAAGTAGCCATCAGTGGGTGATGCCCACGGCTTGACGTGCTTATCAAGCTGGCTGTCAGCATTGAGAGCCAGGATAGCATTACGCTTGTTGAGTATAGCAATCTTGGTCAGATCAGCCGTAAGCTCCTGTCCAGCCCTAGCTATTCTCTGATCAAGGTTCTCCAGGTTGGCCTGGTTCACGTTGCCAATACGGTGCTCCAAGGCTTGAACGAAAGCCTGAGCGTCTTCATCCGTAAGGACTTCTCCTGCAATCTGCATGATTGCATCCTTACAGCCTTTGAGATTTGCCTTACGAGCCATTAGATCATCTTTCTCAGGATACAGGAGACTCCGTTTTCGATGGCTGGGGTGATCTGCTTGATCAACTTAGCTTCCTGATCAGCCGCTGCTATTGCAATCTGACGTTCAACTTGAGCCATGACTAGATCATAGTGGGTTCCAGGAATCTGATTCTTGATCTTGTTATCAATCATTTTCTGAAGATCTTTGGACATATCCCTACCAGTGTTGTCCTTTATCCAGCCAATCATGTCATCTGTGGACATGTTAATAATATCATCAAATGTTCTGCCATCATCATTCTGTTCTTCGATTACCTTAGCAAGCTTCTCTTTGAATTTCTGCTCAATTTTGTATGTGAACTCAGGATCGGCTAACTGAGCTTCCAGATACTGGAGGCTCTTGAATTGGCCTCCAATACCCTCAACATTCTGATCGATAAAGAACGCGAGGGCAGCATCCTGATGATACATGTCTACACGCTCATTCTTCCAATCATCAAGGATTTGTCTGGCACCTGCCGTATCCATATCAAGCTCTTCAACCATGTGCTTGATTGCAAATTCCTTGGCAGTATCGATTTGGGTAGCTCGGTTACCACCCATGTTGTTACCGCCACGACTTCTCTTAGGATCGTATAGAGTCTGAGCAAGTGGCTTCAGGTCAGGGTATCTATCCCACAACTTGTTCTGAAGCTTCTCGCTTACATACTTTCCTGAAAGCAAACCATAGAGCCATTTACGTTTCCATGGCCCATCCATCCTGGCCCATCCTGCACTACTGTTGTCAGTTGAGGACCATCCCACCGGTCCTGTCTCAGCCGTAGGATTGATGGCAAACTCGATATTTCTTCTGGTATTGACTAAGTATTCGCTTAGTCTGTTGAGAGCATCCTTCTTGGTGGAGAATCCGTAAAATACAACATGGCCGCTTCTATCTACTATATTCCATCCACCAGTAACTGTAGAACCCCCGGTGCTAATACCTCTGGTGCCCTTAACAATCCTCAAAGCCTCAGCCCGATTCAGCTTTTCTTTGAATCGGCTTACAATAATGTCATCAATGAACGGATCATTTACAATATCGTCAATTCGATCCTTAATCTGCTTACGTGTAGCAGACTTGGTATATGCCCTATGGTATTCCTCAGTCAGATCTTTGGCACCCTGCTTGCCCTTCTGATAGAGCTTGGCTGGAATATCAACCTCATCAGGAGCATCCTCGATGAAGAAAGACTTGTGGAGAGTGGATACGTGATCCTTAATCCAGTCGCCAAACTCAGCAACTAGAACCTTGGACCATTCTGCTACGTCTTCGACTCCTTTATACAGGAGGTCGGCACCACGTATGATAGCAGCCGCCAGGATACGAGGGTCAACGTTAAGGCTCATCTTGGTGTTCTGTTCCTTGATGACCTTATTAGCCCAGTTGACCAATCCCTCTTGAATCTTCTTGATCTTGGACAGTTCTTCAGGTTGATCCTCACCTAGTTCTTCCTGTAACGCCGCAAGCTCTTCATCTTTAGCTTGCATCTCGTCAGACTGCTCCTGCATGTCAGCCAGCATCTTTTGCTCAGCAGCCTTCTCCTCAGGAGATAGAGTAGGTGGAATAGGCTCGGCTTCCTTCTTAACAGGGTCAGGTAGGCCAACAGCCTTGTCAGAAGGAACCTTGGTGACCTCAGGCTTCTTCTGCTGGCTACGCTTGATCATCTCATCAAGCTTGTCCTTGGTGTGCTGTTTCTCTTTGGCCTTGGCTTCTTCGATTTGGCGTATCAGAGATTGATATACAGCCTGAGCTTCAGGAGATAAGGTGCTAGTATTAACCTTGCGCATCCTATCAATCTTGGACATGGCTCCCTCATCCAGGACGACAAGCTTACCATCCTTAACTCCAAGGTTATAGTTACCAAAGTCATCAGCAGCTAATCCATAACGTTCAGCCAGAGCTAAGAAAGCATCCCTAATAGCAGGAGTATCGATGTCAGGAAGCTGATTAACCCTGTCCACTACTCTGACATAGAACGGGCCAGATTTGGTTTTGTATTCAGGAGTAAGACTGATACCTTTGACAGTCTTAAAATTCTCCATGGCAATCTTGATTGCCTTGTTTTCTGTAAGGAATACGACCGACTCACCACCTGCTCTGACCTCCGCATTCCATAGGTCGTATCCCTTAGTCAAGAGCTTCTTGACTATAGTCTTGAATGCTTTCCTATTATCTGGGTCAGGAACAAACTCGGCTGCTGAGTTCTCATTGGCAATAGATTCAATCTTCTGGATAACTTGATCGAACTTAGCCTCGTCGAATGGAACTGGATTATCTGGAATCTTGGCTTTGTCAGGCACCTTGACTGAATCCTCTGGCTTCACGAACGAGTAGCCACTAGGCATCCTCTCCATTTCATTGTTGAGTTTCAACTCGAACATTGCCGCCAGGTTCTCAGGAGTTGCAGCCGTAGGATTGCGTAGCATAGCTCCAATAAGCTTCCTACGGATATCCTGCTGAGGTGTAATCCTGCCTTGGAGGTAAAGCTGCTCCAATCGATCCAAATGTTCCTGAGCAATCAGAATCAGGTTCTGCACATTCACTTGCTCAAGATCGACCTTAACTACGCTGGAGTCAACCGAAACAACATCTGCCGGAGAGGTTACCGGATTATTCTGTGCAAGATCACTGACAGCCGCCATCGTAGCTGCTTCATGAGTCTGAGGGTCCACGTTCTGCAAACCCTGACGTAATGACTTAAACTTATCACCGATATATCCACCGACAGTATATATAGTGCCGCCAATAGCACCACCAAACAACAGGTTGAGAAGCGAATCTTTGTATCCATAGTCAGCTTGCTCCTGTATGGCAGGGATTAGGTTGAATGGCTCGACTAGTCCTGCGCCCACAACGCCTTCAATTGCACCTTTGGCTAGGCGATAGCTAGCCGGGGACGTCCCGACGCCCCTGGCGAGGGTTTTTGGCGAAATTAGGCCCTTAGAAAATATCGATCTGGCCCTTGACGCCCCTGACAAAAGACGGGACTCCCCGACTATCGGAACGAACATAGACGCCAGGTTGACCGGGTCCAGAATGGTAGAAGCCATCGAGACACCAAATCCGGTTATCCTACGTCCCCAATGATTGTAGGTGCCAGAGGAAAGCTCGTAGTCACGCCGTATCTCAGCCAGCTTCCGATCATGCAGGAGTTGAGCATAGGTCTCGTAGACAGGCTCCTTGAACGTTAGCTCACCTTCCAACCCATAGACCTTATTTGCTTCTTCAGGCTCAATGATCGCTCCAGTGCCATACTTCTTTTCCTGCATGGCCTCACTAAACCGATAGATACCTCCCTTTGGACCATCACCAATACCGAGTGTGCCTACTGGGGAATGGTAGAGGCTGTCATACACCAGTGTAGAAGCGAAGTCTACGAACGATGTATCTCCTAGAGCAGGAGTCTCGAAGTCGGTAGTCCTAGGTGCTAAACGAATAGCTGGCATTAGTGCGACCTCAGCAGCATGTTAGCAACTCGATCAAGAGCCGAGTCACCTGTTTCTTCCTGGTAGTGCTGAGGCTTCTCGCCAAACGGAACCTTGGGAACAGAGACCATGGTGTCCGCGAAATTGACACGCACAGGCTTGCCGTTCTTGTAGAACACCTGCTTAGGTGCTCCAAAGATGGAACCCTTAACGAACATGTAGACCCCGGTTTCATCCTCCGTGGTGGACCAGAAGGCGTTGCTGCTTAAAGCATTCTTGACATCTTGAGTGATCTGCTCGGAGGTAAAGTAGCCGATGGTATTGACCACCGTAGCCGGGTCGATGGTGGAGGGGTCCAGGCGCTTGGGAAACCATTCCAGGTAGCCATTGCTCAGGTTGATCTGATCTTCAGACATCGTATGGGGCTTACCAGAAGCATCAGCATAGTTGATTGGTCTGGCATACGTAGCTCCGTTCACAGTTCCAAAGGTATATGGGGCAAAGAACACTGAGGCAGCATCCTTCATACGACCACCATTCAAAACCCAGTCTTTGGTGAAGGCTGTGTATGCCTCATTGACTCCGGTGACCAGCCTCTGAGCTTCAGCACCATTGTTGGCTCCAAGCACGGAAGACTGGTAGCTCATCAGGCCAGGGTCAGTTCTGACATCGGCCATGAAATTCTTCAGTTCCTTCTCGCTCTTGAACCTGGCGTTGACCTCCTGTGGGTCTTTGCGAATTGCATCAACGATGAGCCTGAACGTAGACGGATTTCTGAGATGCCACAGGAGTGGATTCATCTTGGACGTAACCTTGTCCCCACCCTTGGTCTCGTTAATCTGGTTCACCGCCACGTGCATGTTCTTATCGAACCTTTCGTGGAAGCTGTTGAGTAGTTGCAGGACACCACCACTGTCACCCTTGCCGCCGACCTCTACCATCTTGTTGAAATTCTCAATAAAGGATTCAGCCTCACCGGTAGGCATGATCTGATACTGGTAGGATGGCAGACTCTCATCGAGCTTCTGTTGCTCCAGCACAGCTTCCTGCAGAATCTTCCGGCTCTCAGGAGTCTCCTCGCCTACCAGCCTCAAATCCAAATCCTTCACCGAAGGATGAGAGGCATAGTAGTTAAAGGTATTAGTGGCTCGATCATTCAGAGCATGCTTGATTACTTTCTGGACATCATCGTAAAGCTCAGCCTGATGACCATATTCAGGAGAGGTCGGGTTAGCCTGAGGCTTATAGCTTTCCTGAAGACGTATAAGGGTGTCACCGGAGGCACCTTTGGAAGACTCAGTGGCCCGATGGAGCTTGGTCGCATCGTTCAGCTTCCTCTCAGCCAACGATCGTTCCTCTTTACCAAACTGCCTCTCATATTCATCGAGGTTCAGAGATGAGCCTTCACCGGTCTCGACTCGCTGGATGATATCAGACTTGAGAGCATCCTTGAGGAGCACCTTGTATTGGGAGTCCTTGGTGCGAGCAACTTCGCTAGCCTTCTCCAACAAGATGTATTTCTGGTGGGCAGAGACACCCTCGAGAACGCCCTCACTGATGGCAGCCTGCACCATCTCAGGATTGGTGGACATCACTGATTCAGCCCAAGCAACGCCCAGAAGATTGACCTTGTCCCTGAGGTTCTGAGCGACTTCAGGATTCTTGATCTGACCGGTCTCGACTGCATCATCAACAGTCTTGTTGAGTAAGTCCTGATGGATTGCAAGCTCAGTCAGGGTCTTGTTGGCGAAGATCGAATCTTCAGCGTTCGACATCATCTTGTCGAAAGTCGCCCCAAACTTCTGAAGCTGGTGCTGAGACTGGATAGCATAAACGTGATTGATGAAGTCAATCCTCAGGCTGGCTGCACTCAGAGCAAGCTCTTGCTTGACTACGTCATATCCTGCCTCGTTGACCATCTTGGACGTGTAGTCGTCATACTCCTTGCTAGCATTATCCAGAGTGGCTAGCTCGGGGTTCTGCTGATATTCAATCAGCCTCATGTTCCAGTCAGTGCGAAGCTGAGAGGTCTTCTCTGTGACCTCAAGTTTCATCTTCTGCTCCAGCTTACGAGCTTCAAGCTGACTGATGGCTATATTCTGCCTCTTCGTAGCTTCAGCTATGTCCAGCTGTCGGTCTCGTTCCGTAGCTACCGCATGACCTACATGATGGCCAGCATTACCTATGCTGTGACCGAGACTTCCCAGACCTGCTCCTTCAGCAGCATACTTCCTTTGGAAGTCCGGAAGAGGGACAGCCGGATTCGCGTCCGATACGTATGTTGGAATCTTAGCCATTTATTGTGGGATAGTTCTTCGGTTTATAGGAATAGTATGCATCCACCGCCGATGATCCTCCCTCCAGCAAAGTGCCGGCAGCAGCCAGATTTCCTTGAAGCTGCGCTGATCGACCTCGATATCGTTCCAACGCAGCTTCAGCGTATCCTGATTCCGCTCCACGCTGGCCTTTGTAGAGTGACGTCAGAGCATCAATCTCAGACTCAACTGATGAGTCATACATCACGTCACTAACGGACCCGCTGAGGGTTAGCCCCGACTTAGAAGCTCCAACTACCTGGCTCGCCTGGAGCCTCTTCGCCCTTTCCCTGACTTTCTGCGCTTGAGCTTCAGCAGCGTAGCGAGCCGCAACAGCTTGGTTCTTAGCCAGGTTAGCATTGTATTCACCTATCTTTCTTTGAGTTTTACCTTGCTGATAAGACGCCGTTGCGGAGACAGCCGCACCAGCTACAGCAAGGACAGCCACTATGATACCGACAGCCTGATAGTTGTAAACGTCATAGCCCTCAGGAGCTTGGTCCCGATAGGACTTAACGATCAATTCAGCCTGCTTTAAGCAGAGTTCAAATTCTCTTGACATAATGAATCTCTAATGGTCGATAGCCCCGTGCTTCATAATATGACTCAACCTGGGCCGGCAACGTGTTCAACAGATGAGCCATGACTATAGCCTTGGCCTCCATCCGCTTGGCCCAGACCTCAAAAGTGAATAAGAGCCTTGCTCCGGAGATCTTGTTGCGATGCTCAGGAAGCACATACCAGAATACTCCCATAGCAACAGGCTCACCAGAGAACAGGTCAGGAGTGATCAGTCCACCGAATAGACCAATAATCCTGAAGTTGTCATCCACTGCTTTCCACATTGCTCCAAGGTCTTTGGTCAGGAATGACTCCCAGTTAGCTATGAAGTGGTCATACTTGAACCCACCAGTAACGCCACACTTCTCGAAGAAGTCACCTACACTGAATCGATCTTTCAATCCAGGTAGCTCAGAGACCTGTATTGGAAATATCATATGTTGGTTTGCATCTGAGGCATCACTGCTATAATGTTCAGAGCTAAAGCATTATTCTGGACTATACTATACGATCCCTGAAGCTCATAGCTGCCATGGAAATCATGAACTACGTCTCCAGTTATTAGGTTGTTCGGATGAGGCATCTGAACCGTCAAAAGACTAGACTCAGTAGGACCAACCTTAAAGGCCAGAGAGTTATGGATACGAAAGATTAGACGCTGAATTCTCTTGAGCTTACCCTGGGCTGTTCCGGATTCTGAGCCAGACTCAAGCGGCATCGAGGTAGCAATGGAGCTATAAGGCAGACCAACATGGATGACCTCAGCCGGAGAGCCAGAGACTGATGCGACACCTAATCCGGTGACCACCACGTCATTCCTTTGAGTGCCATCAGCCACAACAGAAACGTTGGTGCTAGCCAGATGAGTAAGACCAGTAACACTCCCAGTAGGCGCACCATGGTAGCTAAGACCAGAGTCAACATAGAACATCTCGTCCTTGTCGGTGGAGTCTGCTGGTGCATGCTCAACCTCCATGTATTCGATATATGTCCTGAGTTGGAAATTGATGTCCCTACGGACTACCATGTATACCAAGTCAGACTTACCGTCTGTAGACGGAATAGTAGCAACTGAGACTACTTGTCCATTACCGCCTAGCTCATGAACATGCCACGCATAGACCTCCTGGTCCTTCTCGTAGGTAAGCCCTACCAGCTTCCCATCTGTCGTGGCCACCCAGTAAATCGAATTAGGCTCCTTTTGGTATGCCGATGATATACCGCCTCCACGTTCCCTGAGTATGTGCTCGGATACAATAGTGAGGTCTTTAGCCAGATACGAATCCTCTTGAAAGTCATACGCTAGCTCCCTTACCTTATTCCCTGATCTCTGTATGAACAGGACCGCCGTCCCCACCTTTTGCGGTCTAGTGTATGTGTTCGAGCCAAAAGGAGTCTGCTCGATCACAACAAGATTGGTAGGAGTAATCGGCTCTGTAATGCTAGATGCCTTGGTCTGCCATTCACCTCCGGTGGTGCCAATAAGCAGAACCTTAGAGGACTGGAGCCAGACGATCGGATTGACCTGACCAGACGTAATCTCATACGTAATGGCTGAGTCATCCAGAACTCTGGACTCCTCATCCGTAGGAGCAAAGTTAGTGTAGTCAGCTGACTTACTCATCCATACCCTCATCGGCTGAGTAGGAGTGCCGGCAAACACCGTTCGTTCCTCATGCAACGTCATACAAGCAGGATAATTCTGGAAATACCATGCACCAAGCCTCCAGATTCTGGTGGTGGCATTCATCAAGAATGTAGCAGGTCGGTTAGGATCAGGCGGCATCATTCTACCTAACTGAACCGATACAGTCTTGGCATTGGTCCAAGTGATAATCTTACCCCACACTTGCTCATTATTGAACTGAAGACGGAAGCATCGAGTATTATGAGTATCAGGAGGAATGAAGATATCGTCAGAGCAATTCAGCGTAGCACTGATGACATGGTTCTTAAACGATAGAACTCCTGTAGTAGCGAGGACAGTCAAGCCGGCAACGGCCATGACATCGTTGGACACTTGACCACCTGGGTCGTAGTCTACTAGCTCAGGCTGTATATAATGAGTAGTGGTCTGATACCATGTGCTGCCAACCTTGATGAAAGAATCCTCCATCTCCCTTGTCCAGATAGCTATGTTGGACCTAATACGATTACTCCAGCCACTTCCGGAAGCTGCATATTCCAGAACTGCTCGACTATCAAAACCGCTAACGTCAATAGTCCTCTCATTGAACGGTTCAATCGTAACCTCGAAGGCTGAGATAAATGCCTTGATTTGACCTATAGTGGTCTGGTTGCCATATTGAAATTCTACATATTTATTGACATCTGCAACATTGAAGTCAGGCTGAGTAGATATCAGACTGCCTCTGTTCAAGATGTTCGTCAAAGACATGGTATAGTTACGCTCATCCACGTCCAGATAGGGGCCATCCTCGTTATTGAAGAAGGCAAAAGTCCAGCTAGTATCCGATGCTCTAGTTAACGTTCGAGGATGATAGTTGGGATGCGTGATGTATAGAACATCAGCTGATTGAGCAAAATATAGGTCTCGAAGATCTCCTGCGGTGTATGGAGTTACGAATTCGATAGGAGAGCCACCAGAGGTAATGTAAGCTCCATTTTTGATCACCCTAACGTATAAGGGACCGAAAGCCAACATGTATACCTGGGTTCTCGAGAACTCAAATCGAACAAGAATGACATCCTCATTCATGTTCTTGGTCGTGTTCATAAACCTGGTTCCAGGTCGACGAACAAGACCGCCTTGTGGCTTTACGATGAAATTGCGAAGCTTGCTCGCTCCATTGAAGTAGCGAGTGATGTCAACCCTACCCCTTAAGAGCGGTGATAGCTCTCCGGAAGTAAAGTTGGTTTGAATTGGGTATCCATCGCCCATTACACCTCGGGGTAATTACGCATTGGAACTGCACTGTCCCCACCAAACAACCGTGCCTCGATAAAGTAATCAGCCTCAAGTTGCTGAACCGGTCCTTCTTGACCGTCGATGGATTTGACCTGACGCTTGATCTCCTTGAACTCATCCCAGAGAATCTTCCGGAGAGAGTTCGATTGAGTGATCCGATAGCAGATTGACCAAGCCAGATGAGCCGCAATTAACTCATCGATCAGAGAGTCAAATTTAGTCGTGTCTTCTTCATCCTTTATGAAGACAAGCTCAACAGTGGAGTCATCAGTATATAGCAGCCTTAGAGCTTCGACAGAGAAACTATCGAGGTTGTCGTTAACTGAAAGAACCCTCAGGCATGTAGCCGGAAGATCGTAAACAAATCCGTATCCGAAAGCAGGCTCAACCGGAACATCGGGAGCAGATTCCTTGGGTTCCAAGATGACCCTGTCGATCGCACAGTTCCAAGGATGAAGTCGTAAGATGGCTCGCCTACTAAGATCGTAGGCTAGTGCGCAGGAAATAGCGCCTTGTGTAGAACCATCGAAAGCTGTAATCGGAGAAGCACCCACCCTGGACAGAGCCAGGTTGCAGAGAACGAATTTATCTGCTACCATAAGTGTTACCCGCCTACAGGACTCACCTGTAGGCGGGCAGTTGGAGGGTTAGTCCACCACGTATAAGACATGGCCCCGAACAACTTCGGTAGCCACCGTTCCGACGCTGGTGGTCATCGTCACGAACACTTCCTTGGCGGTCTCGTAGAGATACCCGAGCGCCTGCGTGATTGCAAACGGAACCTGAGTCGTACCTTGAACAGCCGCAGCTTTGAGGCATGCGACCTGATCAGATTCGGGGGTTCCTGTTGCAGCACCGCCGTCGGGCTGGATTGTCAGACCGGCGTCGATCAAGCCTGAGCCATCGACTGCCGCCAGACCAATAGAGATCTGAGCGGAGTTAGCCAATGTAGCAGAGGCGGAGATGACTCCGGTAATGATACGAGCACCCTTGGGAAGTCGGCACAACGCGAAGTTGGTGCCAGCAACCTGGCTTGCCAGGGTCAGGGTCCAGTCAGCGATACGAACACGGCCTTCGTATACGTTGGGTTTGAGAGGCTTATAGAGAGGAGGCAGGTTTGCCGTAATCTCGTCACTATAGGCGTTTATCGTTGTAACTGCCATATGTTATTTCCTTTGTTTCGTGAGGTGTTGATGCACTTCAGATCCAGTTACGTTAAGGCATTGATGGCGGTTTCAACCGTCGAAGTGTCCGAACCATTGAGAATCAGAGCCACGTAGTCCTGAATCCCTTTGATTTGAGCATTCGAGAAGTTGCCAGACACCACAATGCCACGGCTAGGGTCAAGGCTAGGAGTGAACATACCCTGACCTAAACCAGCCCTTACTACTCCAGTCTCCAGGGTCAGACCCTGGGAGAAGGGTTGAATTTGGATCTTATATGCTTTCATGTGATTACAGCGTCTCGTCGCACTTCACGCGAATAACCTTTTCCTCCCACATGCGCGATGCTCCGAAGGAGCCGCACACATAGACCTGGACAGAGTAACGCTTGCCAGGAAGCCTATCAACCTCGACGGCCAATTCCATGGCCATAGCGAGAGTGATGCCGCTGCGAGGGTAAAAGAGACACTCGCGATTGTTGCCTGACTTCGCGAGCAACTCAGTTCTCACGAACTTGAAGCCCATGAAGGTGTCGACAGTGCCGTTGACCAACGCCTTGACGGTGTTGTAATCAGCCGAGGTGACCTCAGTCGTTCGCAGAAGAGACTGCACCTGAGATGCAGTAACTACCGCAAACGCCTCTTCACCGTCAGCAATGGCCTCCGTGGATTCCAGCAGGAAGCGAACTCGACGAAGCTTACCAACGGTAAGATTCGAATTGGTTGCGCCACCGGACTCCACGTAGTTGACTGCGACTTCCGACGCTGCCGGGAAGGTGACTGCCGTAGCGCCAGTCTTTCCGGTATACGCCGTCCCAGTGGCAGCCGCAATAATCGCGCGATCAATCGCACGACCCATTGCGTAAACTGCGTTCTGAGTGTAAGCTGCGGTCGGGTCTGCCAACATGCGGATTTTGTCCTTGCGGTCAATCAAATCCGCCCAGTCATAGTCCTCCAACGAAATCCGACGCCGGTCATGAGGAGTTTCGTTTAGGGGTGTGTCACCATGGCGAGTGGTGACCTTTTGGGCATCGACCGGACCAATCCGATCATAGAAGTCGAATTCCGCATTTTGAGTCTCATTCGTGACAGTGCCACGAAGACGAGAGCCTCTTTGCTGAAACTGAACCTCTATGTTGGATCGATAGGTCTGGACTAATGCCTTGTCGATCTGTGAACTCATAGTTGTTACGATTCGAACGTTTCTGCATTGCGGGAGAGTTGTCCTCGTCGGACTCTACCTCACGAACATCGTCGTGTGGCGAATGGCCATACCGACCATTGTCCCCTAGACCGGTGAAGGTTGCCTAGGGATAAATTTTCATCAAGTGCTGAGCTATTTCAGCACTCGTCAGCACACTTCGGATGGCAATTTCGACATCCGGGAGTGCATTTGCTTGGCAAATATTCTTTGCCTCAGCGAAATTCTTGATTCCGTCGTTAATTGCTTGTTTCAATCGACGAAGCTGGTCCATGTGCGCGAAACTTGAGGAATGGCCAGCAGATTCACTCATGCTGGCACATTCCATATGCGAGATTTCCAAAGAAGTCAAGCATTATTTTGACGGAAACGCCTTTTCGTGTAAGGCTGACCATCTTTCCACAGCAACCTTGTGGCCGGGATGATTTTTCGTGAGGAACGCCTCCATGAACTCCTTATCACTCTTCAGCGTGTTGATTTCCGCCTGAGCCTGGGCCGGATCACCCACCATAAGGTCATTTCCTGCACCCTCGGCGCTGTCTTCCAGCATGGATTCACCGATCGAGGAGAACAACTTGATGACCTGTGGGTCATTTCCGTGCTTTTCCAAGAACTCCTTGATCTCTTCCCCACCGAATTTCTTCACAACCGACTGAGCCAGGTTGAGTTTGGTGTCAAACTTGTCGCCCCAGTCAGTTTTCAGCTGAGAAATGGCGGCAACCTTCTTGTTTTCAGAGTCTCTGACACCATCCTGGTAGTTCTTCGTCGCAGATTCGAAGTAATACTTCAGAACCTTGGTGGCCTGGGAGTCAGAAAGACCGGCTTCGTGCAATACTTTCCGAGCTTCACCGAGCTTTTCGTCGTTGACGCCCATGTCCGGAGGGAGATTTTCCGGCTTGAATGTGTATCCGGTGATGTCTTGGGGCCGTCCGAGGTTATTGTAGAACTCATTCCACTGTTCCGGCTTCCAGTTCTTCTGGGGTTTGGCAATCTTTTCAGCCCCAATGAGCTTCTGAGCATTGACATAGCTCTTTGCCAGATCAGGAATTGTCTTGATCTGCGACAATGAGGCTTCTCCCCTAAGGTCTTCCGGTAGAATAGACAGGTCGAGAGCTGGAGCGCCGCCTCCCTCACCAGGGTCAGGTATTCGTAATACGTTATTCATCTTCATGGGCCATACTTTCTTGTATCTGTTTGGTTAGTTTGTTGACGTCCCTGCCTAAGATTCGAAGGATAGACAGGACGATATGTTTTTGACCTTCTTTAACCAGAAGCGAATTGAAGTCCACAGTGATCTTGGGACTGAGAATACCTGATTCTCTCATCAGGTGTTCCAGAACCAACTCCCCATCAGGCGTATTGAATATTGACTTATACGCCTGATGAAGCCGTAGCCTGTTCTTAAGCCTCTGAATTAAATCTGAGTTCACACGAGTCCCTTCTCACGAGCCGTTGCCACGTTCTTCAGAGCATTAGAGGCTGGCTCGGCTACCGCCGCCATCGTAGCAGCCTGTTGCTGCTCAGATCGCTGTGCTCTGATTTCTTCCAGTTCTTCAGGAGTGCGAAGCACCTTGCGGCTCACATCTTGAATAATGGCCATCTGTTCGACGTAACGATCCGGATGGATAGCATCCATGATTGACGGATCGACCTGGGCCAGAGGAAGAAGCTCCTCTGTGAATCTGCGAATGTTGATCCCCTTCCTGGCAACCTGAGCTTTGGCCGCGGGAGACACATATTCGATCATGAGAGTGCGAGATTCCAGACTCGGAGGTGCCGGCGGAATCAAGTCCTGCCTGAGCAGAATCCTGTAGGTCCGCTCCAGCCTGGGTCCAAGTAGCTCAGACTGAAGCCTACCCAGGATAGGAGACATCATTTGCAGCATCTCCTCACGTTCATCCATGACCTCCGTAGCAGTCTGCCTTTCTCGCTTCTTCATCCTGGTAATCCAGTCAGCGTAGAAGGCACGCATGATATGCTGGCGCTTCTGTTCGAGCTTCTCCTCTCCAACATCCACACGACCCTTCGTCTCGAGAGGCTGAATCATCTGGTTCGGATTCATCGTTGAATCGTAGAAGATGAGCGACGATGGAGCCGTCCGAATTGGCATCATGAAGCCGTCATCGGGAAGCATCAACGGAGGGTCCACGATCTTCTGAAGGGACTTGAGTTGGACCCGTTCCATGGCATTCACCAGGCGAATATCGGGGAGACAGTTCATGGCCGGTGACCGTCCGTAAACCTCACCTGCTCGCTTGAGCCAACGAGGAACAGCGAACGGAAGTTCATCAAACCCGGACTTACTGAAGATAGCCTGAGCCTCCTTGCAGAAGTAGAAAGAGGCAAAAGGCTTACTCGTATTAGTAAGCTTACTGGTATCCCGGTCAGACCTCGGGAAGACAGCATGGATGACCTCCCACATGCGATCTGGCTCCTTGCATTCGAGAATCTTCTTGGAACCATGGTTGGGCCACTTCTGTTCGATCTGTCGTGTCGTCATCAAACACTTACGATGAACAGTATCAACCTTACCCTCGCTATTCTCGAGAATCCAGCAATCCGCAAGAGGGTACACTCTAAAACGAATGCATTGCTCTTTAGCGTTCCATTCTTGATACTCAACCGCCGTTCCAAACGATCCCAGATCAAGATAGCACTCATGGAGGCTGTTATTGTTATTTGAGGAAGGTTTGGCATACTCTTTGTAGATCAGGTCAGAGACGGTTTCCAACCAAGCCAGAGTAGGAGAATCCAGATACGATGGGTCGAGAGCGATAGCAGGATTACGCTCATCGACCACACAGAGATTGAACCATCGGTCTGTGGGAGAGGTGTTAAAGGTGTGAAGACCAGAAGCGAGTAGCTCCAATGCCCAGGGAGCAGTGCCATCCATGATCTTATCCGTTCGCCTGTCACCGTCTGAGGCGACACGGTTAAAGTCAGAAGCATTGGGATTGACTAGATCCCTTATCTCCTGCCAATGAGACTCCCAGGTCCGACGGGCAGTCACCATGCCGTTGTGCCGGTGGCACAACTGATCAAGGATGGTATCTGCCATATCAACCTCCTAGGAGAGTTTTCTTATCAGTTTGAACAGAGCCAGCTCCACCAGGAGTAGCTCCGCCCAGGATGGTGGACGCGCGACCTTTCTTATACACATTGGTCTGCCTTTTCACATTCGAGGCTGCATCCAGATTGGAGGGTGGCGGAACGGGAGGCGGGGGTGCTTTGGGGGCACCGCCGCCGAAGTAGCATCGCACAAGTAGTTCAGGAGACCGAGTTACGCTAATCATAGTAATAACCTTTTGAGCCTTTCTGTTTGATAGTATTTAAGTTGTCCGTCTCTGAGTCCTCTTGCCCACGCGACATAAGGACGATATACAGGCATAATAGACATCCATAGACGAAGAGAACCAGCACCAACCGCAGCATGAACATACCAATGGTCAGTATGTAGACGAGCCAGGATAAGGCTATCGGGAGTAATATGCACGTAATGATAACGACAATAAGTCGCCAGATCATCGTCCATGTCCCAACCCTTCTTTTCATACATTCTCTTAGCTTGTTCCCAAGCTGTCATGTTAGGTATGAGCTAGGGGGTCATAATCTGCCTCAGCCCGCTCCTGCGTTCTTTCCCGAACCTTTGGCTGCCGTTTGATGCTCTGAGCAAGTTCTCTAAAAGCGTCTGCGGCATGTGATGACCAGTCGTGATCCGGTTTGTCACGATAGGTTCTTTTATCTTCATCAAACTCCTTATGATACTGCTTAAGTGCTTCCCTGCCGGACTCAGTCTTATCCCGATCAAACCAGCATCGAGGAAGCAATCCCCTAACTGCCTCGATGCCTTCGTCCACGGGTAGCTTCTTGCCAGGAATAAATCGTATACCCAGGTCTCTGCCCACCTCAAGCCTCGACTTCCCAGTCCCAAGCTCTCGGACCTCGATGTCGTGAGGAGCATGATGCCGGCCATAAACATAAGGCTTTTCACCAATCTTCTTTGCGTAATGGGCCAAACCTTCTCCGCAGTTTTCATAAAAGTCTATAATTCTAATCTCCATCCCATACACTTGGTAGAACCAGATGGACATGTAGTCACCAATACCCAAATCCCAGGCTGTGTGGACCGGCAGGCGAGATTCCCAGGGAACATTAGTAACCCTCCCCGAATTTTCCGCGTCATTGATCAGCTTGCCATAGTAGCTTCCTGCTACCGGGGCTTCAAACGAAACCTCCATTTCCTGAGCGATCATCTCATCGCTCATACCGTCCCGCTTCATCTCCTCGATACCCTGCTCAGACACTACCTTTGTCTGGCTGTTAGGTAGCACCTGCCAGAACCATCTTGGGTCTTTCTGGGCATCCTTCAAGGTTTTCCACCCATGGTTCTTTCCGCGAGGGGTGTAAATAAAAATTGCCCACCCATGGTTTTCAGCCAGGATGGGCAGAAGGAACTCCCAGATGGCAGGAGACATAAGAGACCACTCAGACAGTATGATGCCCAGGGGGTTAGCACCAACCAGAGAATCGATCTTATCTGCTCCTACCACCTGGTAGATTGATCCCGTTTTTAATGTGAGCTTCATCTCCGTGTTATTAATGCCAGCCCTAAGCTGTTTCGGGAAAGCATCAATAAACGGTCTTCCGGCGGCTGTCTTCCCATCCCATGCAATCTTCTTTCCCTGGGCATAAAACGGAAACAGATGCCAGTAAAGCCCAATCCGTTCCATCATAGCGGTGGCGCAGAGGTGGATGGAACTGAGATCTTTTCCTCCACGTCTATGCCAGACGCATACTGCTCTTTTATTCCTAAATCCTTCGCCATCCTGCATGTAGTTCCAGAGTGGTCTCTGATACCACCTTGGTTCGAACTCGTGAGGTATTGTAATCTCAGCCATTGTCTTCCTCACTCTCGATTACCTTAACAGGGATCTGCTTCGCGGTGGCCAGAGAAGACTGCAAGAGGGCGCGCTCTGCTTCTTTAGCTGCCTGAACCTTATCTTCCACTTCCCCAAACTTCTTAACGTTAATTACGAAGTCGTGATCAATCTGGCCCCCAACCTCAATAGACTTGAGTTTAGGAGCCAGATATTGAGCTAATTCCCTCGCTATTGCGATTCGTTGATCAACTGTGCATAGAGGCACCTCCTTGTCTTTTCCGTTAATGGTGATGGTTTCCCTGCCTACTGCCATCTCGATGAGGTCTTCGAATGGGTCGTAGTTGTTATTCTCGCAGATCTCGTGGATAGCGGAACGAACCTCCGTGGGAGTTAGTTTCCCACGTAGCTGGTTCTTGGATGTAGGCTTCGCCATATGCCAACCGATTCACGCGGGATGAGGACTGAGATTCTCGATCCTGTCAAGCGAAAAATGGACGGAGGTAGAATTTTCTACTTGGAAGATGGGCCACTCAACTTGGCTCACGCAATGGGGAGCAGGGGCTACCGCAAGCCGGGCCTAGTCGCGTTTTCCCCTCTGCCCCCACCCATCGGCCAAAGAATTCTTTCCGCATGGCCGCGTGTTCGCCTTGACCCATACACCAGGATACACGGGCCATGCCACACGCAACTATATTCGATAGTCATTGCTACACGTTAGCATGTGCCATGCAGTTTGTTGTTGACATGTCGCACGTATAGGTCGACAATGCTCGCATAGGTTAGCAGACATAGGGCAAACACGCCACTAGCTGCACAAACCGTAGAAAGCGAAGAACATATGAGTGAACAGACGACAATCAGCCTAGCGCAACTAACTCCGGAGCAGATTGCGGAACTGCGCAAACAGATGAAAGCCGAACAAAAACAAAGGTCTGGCGACCGCGATGCCTGGAACAAGCTGGTGGACAGGATGTTACAGGAGAGAACAGGCACGGAGTTCAATCACAGCACTGGCGATATCCTAGCTGCGTTACAGGCTGACAAGATTGTCAGTGGGAATATCACTGGCAAGGATAGAGCGGCGGAGATCAAGCGCATACAAACCCGCAAGCAATTGCTAGAGAAAAAGGTGGGCGAAGATGGCAAACCCCTATACACTGTAGGCTACAAACCCTCTGCCAATGGCTTCCTGATGAGCCTGGATAGGGTGATTGCCTGGGCCAAGACAGCCAGTCGCACGGAATTGTCTACGCTGGCTCAGTGCATCGCACCACTGGTAGGCGAGCAACCTAGCAAGGGTAAGAAGAAATAGCATCACACTCAGCCATAGGCCACTGGCACACACCAGTGGCCTTTTTCGTGCCTTTGACCGACTGGCCTATACCTACCTATAGGTCGACCCATTTGGACGTGCCTTAGTCCATTCTTGCGCGATTGCGTGGCCATTGGTCCATGACTCGGATTGCATCAAGCTGAAGGCATGGACTAGTGCTCCTAAGAACAAGCACAGGCCACTGGTATCCATGCGACATGGGCCTCACCTCCCCCGATCCCAGTAGCCAACACCCAATTGCACCTATTTCAAACAGAACCCGAAACCAACAGGCAAAGCCCTAGTGACGTTTACGTCGTCGATATTTATTCACCCTATTTTTACTATGGTTCGAACGTGTTCGACGTGGAACCGAAATAGGTTCGACGATTGACCCCACCCCATTTGCGCCGATACTTTGTAACACCCTAGTAACAGCTATCGCCTAACATATTTCAGCGTGGATTTTGAATACCCTCTATTCAAACCTGGGGGTCAATCGGACCCTATCTCATAGCAATTGCTACAACTTATATCTTCACTTGCCGCAATTTTTCACCCTAAACTAGCAAAAATCGTGAGCCTGTTACCCATTTTTTTGCGATGATCACTCGTCAAACCGCAATCCAAAATCGCCAGCACTAGACCTTGCCGCTCATATCTCATAGTAATTGCTAGGGTGTTGCAATATCGTGCCTATACCCATTGAACACCCTACCAGGCAACTTCCAGTTCACACTCATTTGAACATATTCAAACATAGGGTGAAAACTTTTTCCAACGCACTTTGGCAACTTCATACTTCATTTTGACGTTTTCCAACTTTCGAACATATTTCGATACTCTAGTAAACATAGGGTGAAAAATCGCGACGATGAAGTTTACAACCGATTCAAACCCTAGTAAACATAGCCCTATCGCCTATATTTCAGCCTCCAAAAACGTGAAAAAGCAGGGGTCACCCAATCATTCCTCGTAGGTGCAGAGTATCACGGACCCTCGATCCCCCATGCATCAGTTCAATTTGAACTAGACTTTAACAAGCACAGTCACCACA